TAGAAAAAAACAAATGGATACAAAAGAACCAGTAAGGTCGAGAGGCGCACAACCTGGTAACCAAAACGCTAGTAAAGAAAATCGAGAGTATCGAGCAGCGTTAATGCGAACAGTAAAGCAATACGAGGGGCGTGGTATCTCTCGCGGTGATGCGTTGAACAAAGTCACTGAAAAGCTATTAGAGCTCGCATTGGATGGTGAATTGCCTGCGATTAAAGAGTTAGGCGATAGAGTGGATGGGAAGCCAGCACAAGCAATCCATGGTGAGGAAGGCCAACCGCCAGTAATCACGTTTGAATGGAAAGATAATGGTTAGTTTTAGTCAGCCCCAGCGTTTAGCAACAGATCGAAGCGCAGCAGCTAAAACATTAAAGAATCCCAGTTGGTACCAAGGTTTGTCGGTGGGTATTCCTTCTGCTGTTGCAGGGCTACCTAGTGATCTATTTGCCATTACGCAAGACGATGCAATGGTTAAGGCGTTGCAAGGTTTGGGTATTCTTGGCCCAACTAAGCAAGACGTCGTTGATCGTGTAGTAAATACAGGATTGCTAAACATCGATGACCAGGAAGCATTTAACCTGGGGACAGGGTTAGCCAGTGACCTATTAGCTCCAGGTTTACCGTTTGCGCCTAGCGGTGCAGCACGAGCGGCGCGAGCGATTGATAATGTTGTTTCGTTATCTCCAGAAGAAAAAATATCTAAACAAATAACTGGTTTATTAAAATCAGGCAGAGCTGATGAAGTTACTGATGAAATGCTTGCAAACGCTGATGCCCCTTATTTGTTAAAAAAATATGATTTGCCTATGGATGCAGAAAGTCGCATGGCTCGTGGTAGAGAAATGGGTTTCGATGTTGATAATCCTGTTTATCATGGCACTCATAGCAAAGATATAAAAGCGTTTGAGGACAAGCGCATCGGGGAAAGAGACGATGGGTTTTATGGCAGGGGCCATTATTTTACACCAGACAGCGGAGAGGCTAGATATTACGGCCCGAATGTCGGCAAATATAATTTAAAAGGAAACTTTTTAGACTTAACAAATCGCGTTGGAGACAGAACTTTAGGAGATCCAGAGTATTTTAAATGGTGGGCTAATGAATTAGATAAAATTGATATGTTAGATGAGCCGACAACCAAAGGCTTAAAAGCTATGCGCGAACTAGACACATATGTTGACAACAATATTACATATGCAAAGTTTGATAACAATGATGGAACGACAGGCTATATGGCGCGAATCGTTGATCCAACAAGAGAGCCAGATGTTTTTAAAGGCAAAACTTATTATCCAACTATAGATACTTATATAAAACCACATGCAGATCAACAGGTTCCATTAACAAAAAAAGAAGCTAAACAAGGTGCAATGCATCGTTTTATTGATGAAATGCAATTTAGATCTAATCATCCTTTTAAAGATATAGATAACATACTTTATTCTTTATCTGATTACATTAGGGTGGGTGGTAAAGGCGCGGCAGAATTAACTAAAAAAGCAAGTGAAGCTGGTTACGATGGAATAAAAGTTGGAGATGAAACGGTAATTTTTAAACCTAAAAATATAAGATCGTCAGAATCACGTTTCGACCCGAGGTTGCAAAGTTTAGATAATTTAAACGCTAGTGTTGTGATGCCATCGGCAAGCCCTGGAATGTTCAATGGTTTGCTGACAAACCAACAATTAAGTTAATGGTTGCCATACAAATACCTTACAGCCCTCGACCATTACAACGCGAAGCCCACAACAACCCAGCACGTTTTAAATTATTAGTTTGCCACCGACGCTTCGGCAAGACCGTATTCGCGGTGAATGAGCTAATTAAAGCGGCTTGCACCAGCACTAAAGAAAATCCAAGGTTTGCTTATATTGCGCCTTTGTACCGCCAGGCTAAGAGTGTTGCTTGGGATATGGTTAAAACATTCTCCCGACCTATCCCTGGCATCAAGTACAACGAAGCCGAGTTAAGGGCAGACTTTCCTAACGGTTCACGCATTAGCTTATACGGTGGTGATTCGCCTGACACGTTGCGAGGCATCTATCTCGATGATTGCGTGATGGATGAATACGCGCAGATGAGTGAGCGGCTATGGCCAGAAGTCATTAGGCCAGCATTAGCCGATAGGAAAGGTGGCGCCATCTTTATTGGAACGCCAATGGGACACAATGCGTTCTACGACATGTACTCAGAGGTTAAAGATGATCCTGACTGGTACGTTAGATTGCATAAAGCCAGTGATACTGAATACGTTGAGCAGGAAGAATTAGACGCTGCTAAAAAAGCAATGTCCGAAGAACAATACCGACAAGAGTTTGAGTGTTCCTGGCAGGCAGCGGTCATGGGTTCCTATTACGGTCGATTGCTTGAGGAAGCAGAGACAGAAAACCGGATAGGCAAAGTGGCTCACGATACCGCGTTGGAGGTTGAAACGTGGTGGGACTTAGGTATCGGCGACAGTACAGCTATTTGGTTTGCTCAACGTGTTGGCACTGAGGTGCGGCTAATTGATTACTACGAAAACTCAGGCGAGCCGCTAAGCCATTACACGCAATTACTTGATGAGAAGCGACAAGGCGGCTATCAGTATTCGCACCATGTATTTCCGCATGATGTGAAAGCTAGGTCGTTAGATACAGGTAAAACACGAGTCCAAACATTGCAGACGTTAGGCATAGAGCCGCACGTAATGGCGGCAGATAGAGTTGAGGATGGCATCGAGGCGGTACGCCGTATGCTCAAGAATTGTTGGTTTGATGAGTTGCGGTGTAAACGCGGTTTAGATGCGTTACGCCAGTATCGAGCCGAGTACGACGACAAAAACAGAACATTCAGATTGAAACCGAAGCACGATTGGGCGTCTCACGCCGCTGATTCGTTTCGCTATGGTGCGATGTTTAAAGCACCAAATATTAGTTGGCAGCCGTTGGATTACGGCGAACAAGGAATAGTTTAATGGCTAAAGCACAACCAGTAACCGACGACCAAATAGCAGCGATATGTCGATCAGAGATGGATAATGCGGCAGGGCGTGATGGTGGTGATGTATCAAACGAGCGTGCAGAAGCGCTAGATTACTATTACGGCGAGCCTTATGGAAACGAGGTCGAAGGTCGTTCTAGTGTTGTAACACGCGAAGTAATGGAAACGGTCGAATGGATGTTGCCGTCTCTAGTACGCATATTCACTGATGTGGATAACATGGTGCAGTTTGATCCGGTCAACGGCGACGACATTGAGCAGGCTAAGATTGAAACCGAAGTGGTCAATCACGTTTTCTGGAAACAGAATCGCGGCTTCTACAACACCTATACCATGCTTAAAGACGCCTTACTGTCTAAGACCGGCATATTAAAAATATATTGGGATGATACGCCGGAAGAAACAAAAGAAAGTTACACCGGCTTAGATGAAATTCAGTTTGGCCAATTAATGATGGATCCAAACGTCGAGCGGGAGTTGTTAGAGATTGAGGAGACTGAGCCTGGCGTGCTTGATTGTACCTTCAGGGAAACCACCTCAAAAGGCCGGATACGTATAGAGCCTGTACCGCCGGAAGAGTTTGGTATAGCGCGTTATGCCAGAAGCCCTTACGCTGAGGACACTAACTTCTGCTACCACAGGACGCAAAAATCATTCACTGAATTAGTGCAGATGGGTTATGACATTGACACCATCCGCAGTCTGCCGTTTGACGACGACGTATTGACGCCGGAAGAGTTAGCCAGGCGCAATGATACCGACGAGCAAATGCCGTTTGACTACTCAGAAACCGAGTCGATGCGGATGTACTGGATCAGTGAGTGCTACGTTGATGTGGATAGGGACGGCGATGGCATCGCAGAATTATTGAAAGTTTGCATGGCTGGTGGCAATTACAGTTCATCATCTAGCCAATTGTTAAGTATTGAACCAGTTGATTTTGTGCCGTTTGCTTGCGTTAGCCCAATCTTAATGCCGCACAAGTTTTTCGGTATGTCGATTGCAGACCTGACAATGGACTTGCAGTTGATCAAATCAACATTGACTCGCTCGATGCTCGATAACACCTATCTAGCAAACAACAGCAGAACGGCAGTTAATGATCAACATGTAAACCTTGATGACTTGCTGACCTCGCGTCCTGGAGGCGTGGTGCGGTTCAAAGGGGATGGCGGTGCGAGTAGTTACATCACGCCAATGCCACACAATAGCTTGCCTCCAGAAGCCTATAACATGGTCAATTACCTGGATGAAGTGCGTAAACAGCGTACAGGCGTAGGCAATGAGGTGGCTGGCTTAGATAAGAACAGTTTAGCCAATGTGAATACAGGCGTTGCGGCGTTAGCGTATGACTCGGCACGCATGAAAATCGAACTGATTGCACGCATTGTTGCTGAAGTTGGATTTAGGACAGTCTTTAAACTTATCCATAGGTTATTGATGACGCACCAGGATAAAGAAATGGTGGTCAATGTATCGGGCCAGTTTGGCGCGTTTAATCCTGCGCAGTGGCGTGAGCGGGTCAATACCACGATTACGGTGGGAGTTGGTACGGTATCACGCGAAAGACGCATGGTAGCGCTCGACTCAATCATGGCAAAACAGATGGAGCAAGTACAAGCCGGTGGGTTAGGTTCCATTGTACAGCCTTATCAGCTGTATCAATCGTTAGCCGATATGACCGATGCGTTTGGCTTAGAGCCAAGTGCGTATTTCACAGATCCTAGAACTATCCCACCTGCACCACCGCAACCCGATATGCAGGCCGAGTTAGCTAAGACGCACGCACAAGCGTTAATGATGGAAGCGCAAAGCAAGCTCGACGCCAACCAGGTCAAGATGCAACAAATGCAGATGGAGCAACAGTTAAAGATGCGCCAGCAAGAGTTGACTATGC